AACAAGGAAACGTTTGTATTGATATTGGATCAAATTATGGATACTACACGCTATTAATGCAAAGCCTTGTTGGAAAAGACGGGGGTGTTTATTCCTTTGAAGCAAATCCAGAACTGTGTGATCTTGTTGCAAAATCAATTGCTGAGGCACCAGAAGATTATGGTCAGGCTGTTTTGTATAATGTTGCTGTATGGAATGAAAAAACAGAGTTGGAGTTAGACATCCCATCTAAATACATTGGGGCATCCACATTAGTATATGGAAGTGATTTACCATCAAATATTGATGCTGCAGAATGGGACAATAAGATTACCGTTAAAGCAGACAAAATTGACAACATTATTGACCCACAAAAAATTGATTTAATTAAGATTGATATTGAGGGTGCAGAGCCCCAAGCCTGGGAAGGCATGAAAGAAATATTAAAGCATACAGATATTGTTATAATTGAAATTGGTAGATGGAGTCCACAAGAATTTTTAGATAAAATTTATGATGAATGGGACGTAACATATGTAACAGAATCTGCAGAAGAGCAACCTTTATATAGGGATGTAGTTCCAAACCTTCCAGACTTAGTTATGGCTGTATTAAGGAAAAAAAATGCCTAAACTATACCAGTCAAAATCATGGTTAACAAAAAGATACATTATTGATAAAAAAACTATTGAAGAAATTTCAAAAGAATGCGATACTAGTCATCAAACTATTTATAGATATTTAGTAAAGTTTGACTTAATAAGAGACCAAAGAAAATGGAGCAAGTAAGTGCACGAATATAGAGATGAAAAATTTCATATTGAAGTAGATCAGGTCAATCACCCAATCCACTATACCTCTGACCCATCTGGAATAGAATGTATACAGATTACACGTCACCGAAACTTTAATATTGGTAATGCTTTTAAGTATTTGTGGAGAGCAGGTATTAAAGATGATAAAACACAGATTGAAGATTTACAAAAAGCTATCTTTTATATCAATGATGAAATAAACAGACTGGAGGGTGAGTAAAATTCCAAGCTATGAATACACTTGTTTAAACTGTGATAAAACTATTAATAAAACTAATGTAAAAGTAGACGATAGAGACCATCAGCAATGTGAAGAATGTGGAAATGTTTTAACTAGAAGTTGGACTATTGGTAATGTTGCTGTATGGGCTCCAACATCTGGTGGATACCGCTAAATGGCTAAAAAACCCACACAGATCAAATATAACCCACTTTGGGAAGTAAAGCATGAATATCTACACGGGAAAGATTTAATCGTCCCTGGGACATTAGTTAAAATAAAGAATGTTCGTGGAGAGTTTAAGTTTGAAAAGTATGTCAAAAATATTGAATCAGGTATGGAATGGATTGACGTTATTGGTAATACTGGATACAGATCCTTTTATTTGTACGACTTTAAGGGTATAATTAAGCCTAAGAAGAAAAGGATTAAAAAAAATGTCTGAGATTGAACTAGCTGATCGCTGGGAAAACATCAACAAGGTTGCAGAAGAGTTTCTAAGAGGAAATACAAACGCTACAACTATTGCTAAAGCAACTGGATTTAAAAGAGCTGAGGTTCTTGAGTATCTTGATGAATGGCGTATGGTAATTCGCAGCGACAGGCAGGTTCAGGTTCGTGCTCGTGAAGCCCTAGCAGGAGCAGATCAGCATTACTCAATGTTAATTAAAGAAGCTTGGGATGTAGTTGAGCAAGCAGATTTAACTGCACAGCTTCCACAAAAAACAGCAGCACTTAAATTAATTGCTGACATTCAGCAAAAACAAATGGATATGCTACAAAAAGCAGGTATGCTTGACAACAATGAGATGGCTGAAAAGATTGTAGAAACAGAAGAAAAGCAACACGTTCTTGTTGAAATTATCCGTGATGTTGTTTCAGGCTGTGAAAGATGCAAACCAATTGTGTTTGGAAAACTTAGCAAAGTAACAGGTCAAGCAGAGGAAATTTAATGTTTGAAGATATTATTGATCTTCTTGGTGGTGACGAGTTTGAAGAAAAGCCAGTTGAGTTAGAAGAGTTTGTTACATCTGAAGACTTCTTAGGTCTACCACCACTTTCAAAATATCAATATGATGCTATTAAAGCAATGAGCCAAATCTATAAAAAACAAACTTTAATTAACTTGTATGGAGAGAAAGTAGCAACAAACATATGGAATCAAACATGTAATGAAGTTATCTTACAATTAGGTAAGGGATCTGGTAAAGATTACATGTCAACAATTGCGGTATCTTATATGGTTTATCTATTGTTATGCTTAAAAGATCCTGCAAGATACTTTGGCAAACCTCCAGGTGACTCTATTGATATTCTTAACATTGCTATTAACTCTGAACAGGCTAAGAATGTTTTCTTTAAAGGTTTTAAAACAAGATTAGATAAGTCTCCCTGGTTTCAAGGAAAGTACACACCAACTGCTGGTTCCGTTACTTTTGATAAAGGTATTACCTGTCACTCAGGTCACTCTGAAAGAGAATCTTTTGAAGGATATAACGTACTGTGTGTAATTCTTGATGAGATCTCAGGCTTTGCAACAGAATCAACTTCTGGTTCTGATCAAGCAAAAACTGCTTCTGCTATTTATGAAATGTATCGTGCATCAGTTGACTCTCGTTTCCCAGATTTTGGAAAGGTAGTTTTACTTTCTTTTCCTAGATATAAAAATGATTACATTCAAACAAGATACGAATCTGTTATTGCAGATAAAACTGTTGAAATAAAAGAGCATACTTTTAAGCTTGACGATACGCTAGAAGATGGAATTTCTTCTAATGAATTTACTGTTGAATGGGAAGAGGATAGGATCAATGCTTACAAGTTTCCAAAAGTATTTGCATTACGCAGACCAACTTGGGAAATTAATCCTACAAGAAGTATAGATGATTTTAAGATTGCATTTTATAAAAATTCAGTTGATGCCTTATCTCGTTTTGCCTGTATGCCACCTGATGCTGTTGATGCTTTTTTCCGATCAAGAGAAAAGATTGAAACTTGTTTTAGCGGAACAAACGGTGTAGACTCTACTGGGAGATTCTTTGAATCATTTAAGCCACAAGAAGATAAAGAATACTATGTTCACGTTGACCTTGCACAAAAACATGACCACTGTGCGGTAGCACTTGCACACGTTGATAAATGGGTAACTCTTAGCACCTTTAATGACCATGAGGTAATTAATCCATTTGTAGTTGTTGATGCAGTTAGATGGTGGACTCCAACAGCAGACAAGACAGTAGAGTTTAAAGATGTAAAGAATTATATTCTTGAGTTACGCTCAAGAGGTTTTAGAATTAAGAAAGTAACATTTGATAGATGGAATTCTTTTGATATTATGAATGAACTTAAATCTCTTGGAATGAATTCAGAAACATTGTCTGTAGCAAAAAAGCATTATGAAGATATGCAAATGCTAGTGGCAGAAGAAAGAATCTATGGACCAAGAATTGATTTACTTGTAGATGAGCTATTGCAATTACGCATTGTTCGTGATAAAGTTGATCACCCAAGAAAAGGATCTAAAGATTTAGCAGATGCTGTTTGTGGTGCGATATATAATTCAATTTTAAACACTTCTCGTGGAACTAGAGAAATTGAAGTTCATACTTTTAGAGACTCAAGAGACACAAACTACAAAGAAACGGTAGACCCTTTTTATGAAGAACCAAAGAAAAGCATGAGAGACATGCCAAATGACATATCAGATTTCTTAAGTGGAATTGGTTTTATTTAGTTGTATACTAGTATTATGGAGGTATAATGTTTGACGATTTTGATGAAGAAGAATACGATGAGGCAGAAATGTTTTCCTTCATGATTGAAAATGGCTATGTTGAAATCTCTGGAGTAGATCCAGATGGGGAATTTGTTTACAAAATGACTAGAAAAATGGGAGAACATTTTCCTGAAGTTTTTGAGGAGCATTTAGCTTTAACAAATGCCTTAGTTTTTGATGTATGGCAAAAGGGATTGCTTGAAGTTGTGATGAATCCTAACGGTACATGGACTATAAAAGAAAATGAAAAAACAAGAAAATTTACAGATTATGAAAATGATTTGACTAAAGAAGAATGGCTTTTAATGGCTGAAGTCAATGCTATGATTGAAGAAGATAGTATATAATAGTATTATGAATGAATTAGAAGCCTTGTTAACACCTGATGAAAAAGCCTTGCATGATGCATTGGTAGAAATTGCTCAGAAATATGGAAAGTTTGATGAAGATGGTTCTGGAATTTGGGCAGGTTATGAACCTGCAGACCAGAATGAAGAAAAGGCAATTGGTGTTAAGTGCTCTAACTGTGCTTTATATATGGGTGGAGTACAATGTGAGATTCTTGCATTTGAAGTAGAGCCTGAAGGCAAGTGTAGATTTGCAGTTATTCCAGATGGTTATGTAGATGTTTCTGGTCAGATGGATGATGATATGAACAATGATGATATGTATAAAGCAGATATAAACCTAAAGCCTACAGATGGAATGAAGTCTGCTGCTGCCAGAGCCCTTGCTTGGAAAAAGGAAGGCAAGCGTGGTGGAACTAGAGTTGGTTTAGCCAGAGCAAATCAAATTGTAAATGGCACAACTCTTTCTGAAAGTACAGTTGCTCGTATGTACTCATTCTTTTCAAGACACGAAGTAGATAAACAAGCTACTGGATTTAGTGCAGGTGAAGAAGGATATCCAAGTCCAGGAAGAGTTGCCTGGGATCTTTGGGGTGGAGATGCAGGTTATTCGTGGTCAAGATCTAAGTGGGAAAGTATTAAGAGCAGAAGAGAAAATAAGTCTGATACAATTGTACCAACGGAGGCAGACGCAGTGGAAAAAAGAGATTATTCCCCTAAGCAACGCAGAGCAATGGCAGCAAGAGGTCAGGCAATGGCAGATGGATCTTTCCCAATTGCAGATAGAGCAGACCTATCAAATGCAATTCAATCGGTAGGTCGTGCTGCAAATTATGAATCAGCAAAGAGACATATTATTCGCAGAGCTCGTGCTCTAGGTCTTACAGAGATGTTACCAGATGACTGGAAAAAGTCAATGCGTAAGTCACTAAATTATTACGATTCAAGATTTACGAAATATATGTAATTTATATTGACATTAATTAATTTTTAGTGTATTCTATAGTCTAATAGAAAAGAGACTGATATGACAGAATCAAAAGAACGACAACTGCAAATTGCAGATCGTTGTGATAGATGTGCAGCACAAGCCTTTGTATTAGTTAAAGGCGTAACTGGAGAACTATATTTTTGCGGTCATCACTTTACAAAAAATCAAGAAGCATTGACTAAGTTTGCTTTTGAAATTATTGATGAAAGAAATTTTATTAACGAACATTCTGCTTCTTCTGTATAACAAGGGTAGAGTTGGGCAGGTGGTGAGCCCCATTGACTGTAAATCAATCGCTTTAGCTGTGTAGGTTCGATTCCTATCTCTACCACGATATAATTAAATATTATTCCCCAATAGCTCAATTGGCAGAGCGTTAAACTGTTAATTTAAATGTTCCTGGTTCAAGTCCAGGTTGGGGAGCAGCAGTATATGTTTGTCAGTTGCATATACTCCCACATGTTAAATGGCATGGCAAACTGACTTGCCCTCGTAGCTCAATGGACAGAGCGCATCGTTTCTACCGATTAGGTTGGGAGTTCGAATCTCTCCGAGGGTACTTTTAAGATATAATAGACTTGGGATTAATCCCTAATTTATATGAAAAGAGTGATTATTAATGGGTCTACCTATTAAGGGTGGTAAGGTTACAACACCTTACAAGAAGCTAGGAAAAATGTGGTCAAAAGGCTACCATACAGGA